TGTAGTCGCCCGACGTGCGCTGATACGCAGCAGACGCGAGCGCCGCCCCGCTCCCGCCGCCACTCCCACCGCCAGCAGCGGGCGTGGCCCACGCCGGGAAGGCACCTGCACCTGCCGCAGTGAGAACCTGACCTGCCGTTCCGGCAGCCAGACGGACGGGCGCTCCAGCGGTATCGCCAAGGATGACGTCACCCTTGGTGGTCATCGGGTTGGTCATACCCCCACCACCACCGGGCGCAACCCAGCCGGTGGCGTAGTCAGTGGCGCTGGTCTTTGCCAGCACCTGACCGGTGGTTCCCCCCACCGGCACACCCACTCCCGCAGCACCCGTAGCGCCAGCAGCACCCGTAGCGCCCGTTGGACCGGTCGGTCCCGTGGGTCCAGTGGGCCCGGGCACGGTCGAGGCTGCACCCGCAGGCCCGGTCGCACCGGCAGGGCCGGTTGCCCCCACCAGACTGGTGACGTAGTCGGACCAGACGGTGCCGTCGCTCTTGTAGACCTTGTTGTGGTCGATGCAGGAGTACTGCGTCCCGGTCGGGACAGCCGTCGCCGCAGGACGTGCTGCGTGGGTGTCGGGTCCGATGACGTGGTCGGCGTAGGCGGTCGTTCCAGCCATCAGAAAGGCACCTCAGTCGGCACGAGGCCGTTGTTCTCCCAGACTAGTTCGGGAACGCCCCCCACGATGGTCGTCAGCGGCAGCCAGACCCGGTCAGGTGAAGTCCCGCCGCCGCCACCGCCGTCGGTGGGCGGACAGTAAACGAGGGTGTACGTCTCGCTGAAGTCGTCGCCGATGTAGCCCGGACTGGTCGGGTCACCGTCCCACTGCCAGACGCAACCCGTGTCAAGGTCGAGATAAAAGAACGAGTCGACGTCCTCGTTGGGCGGCGACGTGGTCAGGGCACTGATTTCGTTCGGGCCGTCCTCGGCCATGAGCGTCCCGACGGCGGCAGCGTAGCCATACACCTGCCACTCCGCGAAGCCGCAGTAACCGATGAACTCCAGACTGGTCGAGCGGAACTTCGTCTCGACCCGCCAGTAGCGGTGGGACGAAGGCGCGGCGAGGGTCCATACCCCCCATAGGTTTTCGCCCGTCCCTGTCACCGCATAACTGACCGGGGCAGGAGTCCATGACACCCCGTCGTTCGACCAGTACAGGGTGCCGTCCCACTGGTGCGGAGTTGTCGCAGCAGCGATGCTCGGGTTGGGCAGCGCGTTCCCGGCACCGACCCCCTGAATGAGGTACAGCCGGATGTAGTTGACGTGGCAGGGCACGCCAAGGTCCATGTCCCAGCCCGCCTGCCACGTCCATGCAGCGTTTGCGAACGAGTCGATACGAGTGAAGTCGAGCAAGTTGCCGTTGGTCGCGGCAGCGCCCGAACCACTGAAATGGAAACTCGGGTCTGACGACCCTGAACCCAGCCACGTCGTGACCGGCTTGCCAGCCGACACGAGGACGACAGGCGGCGGCGGCTGCTTGGGGACGCCATAGCCCACATGCCAGATGGGCTTGTTGGACAGGATGGGCTTCGAACCAATGAGGTCGGGACGCAGCGGTGTCCCGTCCTCGCGGGGCAGGATGGTCAGGCCGGTGTCGGTGTGCCCGTCCGGGTAGGACTGCCACGTCCAGCCCCAGATGGTCCAGTAGCCGGAGCCGTAGCGGGTGGTGTCGACCACTCCCCGCTGGATGCGCAGGGGGAAGGAGTCGCCGATGTCCCAGCCGTCCTTGATGTCGAGCGAGTCGACCCGGATGCCGAGGGCCACCCGCTTGCCGACCTTGCCGACCTTGACGGCAGCCTGCTTGGTCCGCCGGATGAGGTCGTTCTGGTCCTCAAGGTCGCTCCACACGCTGACCTTGGGATAGGCCCCCCATTGGGACTCGGTGATGCCCGGAGCGTTCTCGATGGCGTAGAAGGGCTTTGACCCCTCTGTCGTGCGACCGATACCGTGGACCTTGGTCCCCCACTCACCGAAGGGCACGACCTGAAAACCCTGAACGATGCCGCCGTACTCCATCCGCAGGTTGTCCCGGTCGATGCCGACGTCGGCGACCCGCCACATGAACGAGGAGTCGGCGTTGCGCTGGCAGATGAGCCGGGTACGCAACCCGGTGCCTGCCCGGTGGGAGTCGATGAGCCCCGAGATAAAGGCCAGCCGCTCCTTGAAGGTCGTGAAGATAGTGACCTTCTCGCTCATAGCCACGATGTCGCCGACCCAGATGAAACCGACCGGACTGTTGGCCGCGCTCTTGGCCCGGTTCAACTGGTCGGCGATGATGGACGAGATGGTGTCGTCAACGTACTTGGCCCCACCGGACTCGACGGGGAGTTCGGGGTTGGCGAGGTTGAACCGCTCGTCACTGAGAAGCGCCAAGATGCCGACGTAGTCGCTGCCGTAGAAGACGACCTCGTCCTCGGTCGCGTCGAAGTCGGTGATGATGCCGGTGAGGATGGGCTTCCAGCCCTCGCCCCTGTACAACTCCAGCGAGAAGTGGGTCTGGAACGGCTCGATGCCAGCGACCTGCGGGTGGGTGGCGGGAAGGGTGAAGAAGAACTCACCGGGGCTGTTGTAGTACTCGCTTGCCCCCACGCTGGCGGCGTCGTACAACTCGGCGACGATGGTGCCCGGGGCACGGTTCGTGCCCATCGCGAAGCAGCGGATGCGGAAGCGCTGCTTGCGCCGGTCGTAGCCCGTCAGGAAGTTGGTGTCACCGGGGTTCGGTTCGTAGCCTTGGCTCAGACTGAAGGTCCCGTAGACCCAGTTGCTGACCGCGTCGTAGCCGTCCGCTGCCCGTATCCGGTACGAGTAGGACCCGGGTCCGAGAGCCGGACCTTGGTACAACCGCCGGATGACCTTGTCCCTGCTCTCGTCTGGGCTGACCTTCGTCAGCCCGCTGTCCCAGTAGCCGCCGCCGTCGTCCCAACTCGGGTCGCCCACCGTCGTCGTGTCCCGGAGTTGGACCTGTGCCCGGTCCAGCGTGTTGTTGTCGGGGTCGGTGTAGTTCGCTTGGAAGGTCACCCCGGTCATGGTCGGCAGCGAACCCGAGGGCACGGCGGGGACCCGGGCGGTCAGGGCGGGCGGGTTGGACATCTTGCGGAAGGGCAACTTGGCCGACCACGGAGTCTGGTCCCCGACCGTCTGGTTGGTCACCCTCGCTTCCCAGTCGTAGAACGTCTGCGACCTCAGAGACGCGGGGGCGGGGACCGAGAAGGTGTTCGTCGCCGTGTCGTTGGCCCCGCCAACGAGTACTCCCGAGTCCCATGATGGTGTCGCTCCTGACGGTACCGGCCAGACCCGGACCTGCACCTTGCTGAGGTGGTCGCCGACGCGGCCCGGTTCGTAGTGGCCGACGAAGTAGAGGGTCGGCGCGGGTGCAACGTCACCGACCGGGGCGTCACCGAAGGTCAGTCCCGGGCCACCCTTGGGAACGTAGACGAGTCGCAGCGCAGGATGGAGGGCGCTGTTGGGGTGGTCGTTCGACGCGACGACCCACTCGTTGTCATAGATGGCGGGCTGCGAGCCCGACGTCATCATGTGGATGCCCCAGTTGCCGAGGCCCAGACAGGCTTTCTTGCTGGGGTCCTTGACGCTCTTGGGGGCCCACGCCTTCATCATCTCGGTGAGGGGAAGGACGACCTTTGAGCCCACGAGGGTCGGCACCGTGGCGTAGGCCAAATACTTGGTGTCGATAGCCATGTCGTCGCCACCGACGTTGCCGTTGAACGAGCCCTCGCCACCGGCCCCCTGTGTCGACCAGTCGTTGGTCCTGCGGGCAACCTTGAGCCCACCCTTCTGGGTGGTGAAGCCGGTGTGGTCGGCGACCGTGTAGAACCACGCTTCGGCGAGGGTGAACTGCTCGACCTGCGACCAGTCGATGTCCCACTTCACGAACGACCGGTACTCGGTCAGTTTGTTGGACGTGAAACCGCCCATCTCGTGGTTCTCGGATGGGTTCTGCTTCCAGCCAGCCCATGCTGCCGAGAGGGAGGACCGGGTATTGCGAAGGGTCGTGTCCTTCGACGGCGGGATGATGAGTTCCGCCACGTCAGGCAAAGGCCTCGCTGAACATCATCCGGGTGTCGGCGGCAAGGAGGATGCTCGACCGACCGATGGTGTAGGGGTTGTTGCCGGACAGGACGAACAGCCTGTTGGCGTTGGAGTCAGCGCTCAGGAGGTCCATCCGCAGGAGGTCGATGACGCCGCCCTCCTCCAGCGTCAGGATGCCGCCGAGGGACGCCGAATAACGAAGCACCCGGTAGTTCTTCGAAGACGGGACGTTGATGGTCAGGTCGGCCCCGGCAATCTGGACCCTGACATAGCCCGACGTGGCAGTCCCCGAGGCTGCAATCTCCAGCAGGACGTCGAGCGGTGCCGGGTAGTCGCCCCGGTTGGTGAGGACTCCCGAGTGGGCACTCTGGAAGAACTTCCAGATGGGCGGGCGGACGTAGATGCGGGGGTCCTTGCACTCCAGCGAGGCCTGCCAGCCGATGGCTGCCCCGCCATAGTCCTTGCCCCCACTGCCGCTGTCGCGCCTGAGGCTGAACTGGGGCTGTCCCCGGGGGCGGGCGTACATCGTCAGCAACTTGACGTGGGATGTGCTGGCGAACTCGGGCAGCATCGTCGGGACTTCGAAGTCGAGGGGCTGATAGCCCCGGGCACTGGGGTCATCGACGTAGGCAGCCGTCGGGGTCAGGGCGGACCGGAGGTCTTGGAGACGGTCGAAGGCATCAGCCCGGGTGCTGCCGTAGATGAAGCCCCGGAGCCGTATCTGGCGGGCTGACAGGTAGACGTCCGAGGCATCGTTGCCGTCACCCTGAGCGCGTTTCTCAACGTAGCCGACGCCTTGGACCGTGCTGAAGTCGGCCTCCTCCAAGAGGCAGCCCGCCCGCTTGCCATCACTGTCACCCTCCACGGTGTTGAGCGGGTAGTCGCGATAGGAGACGGGCCGGTCGAGGTCCACGTCAGAACCCGGCGATGGGCACGCGCCTGATGATGGCGTTGCGCTTGCGCTGCTTCTCGACGTCGCTGATGGCCCCGTTGAGCATCCCCGACAACTGGGTTGGGCTCACATCGGTGTTGTTGGTGGCGGCAAGCCATTGCTGGTAGAGGGCCCGGTCGTTGCTCAATGCCTGAAAGCCCAGCGCTCGGCACTCCCGGGTGAGGCACAACTGGTCGGTCGCGTCCTGAAGGTCGAGGTTGTCGTCGTCGCTGTCAGGAACGACCCGGTCGCGGTAGCCCCACGCCCCGATGGTCAGCGTCCCGGTCTGGCTCAGCCATGCGTCGAGGTTGAAGGAGGCGAAACGCGAGATGCGGAGGACCCCAGCCCAGACCTCCCAGCCCGACCCGACCTGTCCGCCACTACCCCCCATGTCGCCGTTGTAGGGAAGGACGATGTAATCGTCCGGGCTGGACACGGCGACCTGCCAGACGTAGGTCAGGACGCCGAGGGGAAAGACCGTGCCGAGGCTGGAGGTGGCGGGGTCGTAGTCGAAGGCCTCGGTCGTCTCGATGGGCCGGTAACCCGACAGGCTGAGCATGCCCTCGGTGATGAAGTCGTTCACCGCGTCGACCGAGAAGACGTCGCCGTTGGGGTCGCGCAGGGTGCGTGCCACGATGGACCGCATCTCGGCCAACGTGGGTGTGCGATATTGCGGTGAGTAGGGCATCGCGACCTCCCCTCAGAAGGCGCTCGCGTGAGGGCAAGCCCCCGAGGGAGGGGCTTGCCTTCACCGCGAGGACGGTGGGCCTACGGAGTGAGGTCGGTCTGGGTCCAGCGCTCGCCGACGAGGTTGGTGGCGGGGCCGACAGCGGGGGTGCCGGACAACTTGATGGTCGTCATCCCCCACATGCCCTTCCAGCCGAGCAGCCCACGCTGGGCCAGCGGGTCCGCGTGGTCGCCACCGGGCGCGACCCGGTAGGACTGGATGGTCTGGTAGTCCCCCCACGCGAAGAACTCGGGGCCGTGGATGATGGACTTGTCGTTCAGGATGCGGGTCGACTCGATGAACCGAACGCCCCTGAACTTCCCGATTTCGCCGTTGAGGATGTTGGCCGGGTTGGCGTACTTCTGGACATCGGTCCAGCCCAACTCGCCGACCTCGGCCATGATGATGGCCGCGTCCGTCGGACTGACCTCGGCGTGGTAG